TGTAGATGAATCTTGTCTCTCCTTTGATGTAGATGGTATCAACAACTCTTGCAGATGGTAGCCATTTGATGACTTCCTTTTCGTTTATTTCGATTATCGTGTCAGGAGGAGGCAACTCAGATTTGATCACTCTTTCAATTGAATCATAAACGTGATAGACGTCAATATCTCCAGAGGAATGGTTAAAATTACCGCAACCTCTGAAGAGTATCAACGAGACCACGAGACCAATCAAGGCCATGATCAATATCAACTTTGCATCAATTTTCATGCTCTAACGATTTGAATCATCTTGGTGTACGCATTCGGAGTCCAACACGTATCCCAATGAATCCAACTTGAAGCATCTCTGATGTCCTCCATTCTTCTGATGCCTAGATCATAGTACTTGACATCATTTGCAATGATGAACTCATAGATCTTCCTGTTGTCAACTCTTGCTCCGGTATCCTTGAAATTGAAAATCTTGTCAGATGCAGAACCGCTTGAATGTAGGCTCAGAGGTCTGTAATATGGTTCTCCTTCAACTCTCAATCCTGAGTAATTTCTGTCTCCTCCAAATGCCCATGTATTAATGGAGCAGGTTATTTCCCTTCCATAATGCTTTTCAAGGTCTTTAAGTAGCTGATAATCTGCCTTGATCAATGCCGCTGAAATGAACCTGACGGATTTATCTCCGTACTTCTCATAGACTGATTTCGGCACATACTCCTGGATGCTGAATCTTGGATTGAGTTTCATACAAGGTTAATTACTGTTTAGCCCTTTGCGCTTTTCTGAAGGTGTTCCAATAGCGTTGTGTATAGCCATTGTCAACTCATTTACTTTCAAGTTCAGTTGATTGACCTCTCCTTTCAAATCAGCATTTTCTTTCTGACATTCCACGCGCTCCTGTCTGCTCAATAGAAGTTCGCTCTTGGTAAATTCTGCGAACTCTTTATACTCAACCTTAAGCATTTGTAATTCTTTCACGGCTTCTGATTTTGCGGCTTGTTTCTGTGTCCAGAATCCAATGAATGTCCCTCCAACACCTCCTCCGAGAACCTTTCCGAGTTCAACCATTACGTCTGAAACATCCATTCTCACAACCTGTTTTGACTTTGATTAATTATGTCATTTTTATCTGACGAGCCTTGTGAGCTGCCGAAATAGTATGCAATGATAGTTGCCACAATAGTTCCAAGAACAAATCCGAGAACCGTGTCCGCGTGTCTCAGGCTGTTCTCTGGAATGTCAATGAAGGTGATTCCGTAGATGTAACCTGCTGCAATAACGCTCCAGAATAAAGCGAAAACAAGCCTCAAGAGGTTCTTGTCTTTGGCTATGTCGTGAAGGAGTTGCATTTAGAACTCTATAACTTGGTATCTAACCCACAGCTGAGCAGTACCATCTCCTGTTGTTGCCGTAGTATTGGAATCAACTTTAATTGGTGTATTCTCAACACTACCTGCGTATCCTGCAACAGCATGAGTATTCTGAACGAATCCTCTTATTGTGCTTGTAGTTGCGTCTAAAACCTTGCATGAGAAGAAATCTTGTGATACCGATGTTCCAACTCTAAGCGTATGTCCCGAAACATACGCTGTCGAAACATAAGTATATTTTACTGATGCGTTTAAAACCTGCAACATCTTTCCGCTTCCAGGAGCAGGAACAACCGTTTTAGGAGTTCCACTTAACGCAAGTATCTCGGCAGATGAAAGGCTGATGACTGTGTCCCTGACTTGTCCAAATGCAAGACTCTTGAAACTCTCTCCATCATAACCAACAAAATGTCTTTTAGTAGTATCAAAGGCAATCGAACCATCATAAACGCTCGTTAACGTGTCGAGATTGGTTGCATCTGAACGAACAAGAACATCTCTCCCATACATCTTGTAGTTGGAGTGTTCATTGTAGATGATGTGTCCATCCTGTGCCATTGCACCGAACGACAAAAGGACCATTAAAATTGAAATCAGTTTTCTCATTTTGTCAATATTGAAACTTCAGCGTCTGTATATGCTTTCCCTGAGTTGATTATTACTTTGTTTGTTGGGTCTGATGGATCTCTCCTCCAATTAACGCCTATTGATTTACCGTCAGAATCCACTACTTGAACAATTCGAGCGTTCTCTCCTGTTCCATGTGTAATAGTTAAGTCTGTGTCAATTGCAAGTGTGACTGTCTCATTATAAACCATTGGAAACGCATCAATAAAGGCAGAAAATTGAGACTCTGTTGGAACATCTCCAGAGTTGAAATAGGACTTGATCGCTGTTCGTGTAATTAATACGCTCATTTGTTATAATCTGTCTTTGAAACGGTACATATCTTTGTCATAATCGCTGATGTAGTCCGTGTCGGTTTGTCTTTTTGTAATTCCGATTGCTCTTATCTGGAAACGGTGTTTTCTGCGTGATGGATCAACTGATTCATACGTTACAGAATCAAGCGTATTTTTTTGATCGTCCAAATAGTTGAACATTCGCTGCCTCTTGCTCTCTCTTCTGTCTCTCCAATAGTTGAGATAGGCTTGGAGATTGTTCCCCGTTAACGCTTGAGCCGTTTCGTTGCTGATCTGCTGCAATCCTTGATGTGATACGTTAACGCCTCCATTGACCGCGTAAGCATAGAATACATGATGTGCTAAATAAGGCTGCACAAATGAAACCAAGAATGTTCCGAGCTTCAACTCTGACCAATCGGTATCGTTGGCCGTTGATGGAGCAGAGTTGCTATTGGTAGTCAATGACTTCCACATCTTCAGAAGTCCATTCTCTACATAGACAACCTTGTCATCTGCTGAGTAGCTGTTGGTTTTGCTCCAATCCTTTACATTCTCAACGCTCAATGTTTGCAATGCAGCGTATAATGCAGCAGGAAGTATCTCAATCAGCTTCTCAATTGCATCTGGAACAAACTGCTGAACCTTCTTCTCAATGACGTTAACGCTCATTGGAAGGTCAGTCTTTTCAATTATGTAGTTCTTGTCAATCATGCTGCAACCTCTTCTGTTTGTTTAGGCTCATAACCTCCAAGTTGACGCTTCTCGTCATCTGTAAGAACTCCAAGCAGCCATTCCGGTAACTCTTCAATGATAACAAGAGGCTCAATTGACCAATCAAATTGTGGAAACACTTGCTCCAATGCTCTTGAAACAATTCTCTGCTTTCTGCCAACACTATTCCCAAAGAGTTTGAGTGCTGTCAACATCTCCTGTGTGTTGCCGAGTTGTCCTTGCTGTGCGAATCCAGGAATCAATACATGAGGAACATCCATCGAACGACAAACGCGCTTTCCGATTCTATCGGCTGCCTCCGTAGTTGCGTTCAACAGTTTCTCTTGTGAGAACGTGTCCAATTGTGGACGTTGATCTGCTGAGTTTACATTGATATGCATAATTGGTGCAGCATCCTCTCCAGTAAATTGCTTGATGTTCTGGTCAAAGTACCATTGCTCAGTACGTCCTGCCTCATCCTCATCCTCGTCATCAATCTCTCCGATGGTTGTCAGTATGGCATCTGGTCGGAATCCTTTCTTGACGTTCCTCCAATCGAGCTTACCAAGTGCTGCATCTGCCTCAATCTCTTCCATTCCAGACCATGCTCCTGGTATCGGATATTCAGACTGACCTGCTTTCTTTGCGAACAGGTAGATAACATCTCCCGTTTGGTATCCATACTCCTCAATCTGGCATCGTATCCTTGCAAGTCTGCTCGATGGTAGTTCGTATCTGTCGAACTCATCAAAGTAAATTCTGTCTTTCTTTACATCAGATCCATCCTGCAATTTCTCGTTGATGTAAAACTGACCATCATCAGTTTTCCGAGTAGATTCAAACGGCAGAGAATAAATGTAGTAAGGCTCTCCCATTGAGTTGAACTTGACATTCAAAGCAACACCGTCAAACACTCCTACAATGTCAGACAATTCTGCAACAAGGTCATCAGATGTTTGTTTCGGATTGAGTTTCAATGATGCAATTGCTCTATCCTTTACACCTTTTCCCTCAATGAACTCGTGCTTTCTGTTCCTGCAACTGGAAGCAGTTACGCTTGCCTCGATTGCTTTGAGTAGTTCATTTGGCAGAAGGTTTCCAACGCCATAGTCATAACGCTTCGCGCTCTTGTTATGAGTGATCTTTGCAACCCGATTGAATGTAGGTGCAATCTTGCTCGATAACGAGCCGACCCTCGTCTGTTTCTTTACCGGCTGAATTGGCTTGCTCATCAGATAGACTCAGAGGATGGAGTTGAATCGTTCTTTTTCTTTTTCGCCTTTGCTTTTGATTTTGGCTTAACCTCTGAACCTTCAACCTTGACAATGAGATCACCGAAAACGCCTTTTTCCATTAGCATCTCAGCCATGTCATCAGTCAAATTCTCGGCAGTAATTACTCCTCTGTAACCTTTCACGGAGATTCTTTCGTTCTTACGTGATGGATTGAATTTGTATTTTTTACTTGGAGGATTCATGCTTTTCTCTTTTGGATTTATCAATCTGTACAGTTCAATGTAAGCTCGTATCTGTTCGTGTTCGCAAGTTAGGCATATTTCAGAAGAAAAAACCTCCCTATGCAATCGCACAAGGAGGTTCTTATCTGTTCTTCTATCAATGAACGGATGTTTTACCGCGTTAGCGATAACCTCCCTCTGTTCATTATACAACTTGTGCGTCAAGAGCAGCAATGTTTACTGCAAGTGTTGAGCCTTCATCATATATCAACGGACCATTGTCAAAGTCTCCGGAGAAGGTTGTCGGAATGCTTGTGTCATCGTTCAACGCAACACCTGTATTCCAAGTCCCTGCACTCGCTTTCAATCCGTAAGAATCAAACTGTGAGTTCGCGCCTTTGTTGATACCGTAAACCTCAATAGTTCCTGCATTTGACTCAGCAACTACGAAAATATCCTCTGCATCCCAAAGAGCCTCAACAGATGCTCTCTCTGCTGCTGATTGAGCGAATAGAACCGCGTTGAAGTTCTGAGTTCTCATGTTGACATTATCTCCTGCCTCAAGAGATGTCTCTGCACCATGCTTCAGACGCTTTCCAATGATCTTCTTGAATCCTGTTGTACCAGAGAATGTAAACGCTGTAACCTCTTGATCTGTTCCGTACGTTACGGAGTCAAGGTCTGCGATGTTTCCAACGTAGAAGCGTTTGTCGAAACCGCCTTTCTGCTTGAGAGCAGCACAAGATGGATCTAATGCTGTTAATGAATTTGAGCAACCTGCCATGTTTTCTTTTCTTTTAAGAGTAAAGGAGGAGAGCCGAAACCCTCCTCCATAAATTCAATTCTTATCCTCCGTAAAGAGTGATGTACTTCTGACCAACAACCCAAGTAGTCATGGTCTGAATGTTCTTGATGTAACGCTGACGCGCTCCGTTAGCCATTTGGCCAATGTTCAAAGTTGATACATCAGAAGCAAGGTCCATCAGCACTTTCAAGTAGGAAGGAATCGCGAAGATTCTGAATCCTACCAATGGCACAAAGTTGATTTTGTGTCCGTTGTAGCTGATCACCTCGTTTGCTCCAGAGCCTTCTACCAAGAAGTTCAATTGCTGAGCTGCTCCAACTGCGTTGTTGGCTTGCTTGATCAACTGACGGTCTCCCAATGGTGCGAAGATTTCGCAAGTCTCACCGTTTCGGTTGTAGTTAACCGCTTTTGATGGAGCGATTGCGTACATCTTACCGTACTCAGCAGCGATTGTTGCTGATGTTACAGTTGCGATTGATGGAACTTTGATGTAATCTCCCAATCCTGCTCCTGGAGTTGCTTTCGCTTGTGAAGCATTGTAAAGGATTGTTGCAGGAAGTGAGTTCACCAAGTTCGTTGGCATTGCAGCAGCTAGAGTCTGCGCTCCTGCTGAGATTGAACCTTGAGCAGCTCCTGGAGTCAGACCTGCAATCAACGCCTTTTGAGCAGTTGTCGCACCGTCCCAGATCATATTTTCAACGTCCTCACCGATTGCAGGTGCAACTTGTATCAAGACCTTTCTGTCGAACTCGTCTGATACGATGTTGAAAGCTCCTGCCTCCATTGATCGCTCAAAGCGTGTCCCTTTCAATGCGTCCTCATCAATGACATCCTCGTATTGATAAGGCACTAGAGAAACAGCAGTTTTGTTGACGTTCAGATCAACATCTCCAGTTGCAGTTACTCCTGCTGTTGTTGCAGCAGTTGCAGTTACGTCAACGCTTGATTCGTAAACGTCAGCACCTGACTTGTGTCCCTCTTGAACATCAATGAGGTTGTTCTGAATTGTGAAAGACTCTGCATACAATTCCTCTTGAATTGCAGCTAGTTCTGTTTGGTTGGTAGTACTACCTGTAAAATTTACAGCCATTATTTCTTGTTTTTAAAGTGTTTGAGTTCTGTTTTTAACCATTCGATTTGCTCTTCTGAGCAGACTCCTTTCAAGTATTCCGAAGAATCAACTCCTTCCGGTAATGCTTTCAAAAAGTCAGCGTAGCTTACTCCTTTATCAAAAGGATTCACTACTGATTTTGATGCAACTGCTTTCTTTTTTGCCATGATTACAGTCTGCTTTGATTGTAACGCTTCTTCTCAAGGTTGGTCATCTTGGCATACTCTGCCGCAGTAACCTCTTTTGATTTTACCTTTTTGTTCTTTGGATTTGATTCCGCCCCCGTATCTCCTGGAACTAGGTTTTGAAGTGCCGAAAATGCAGGAGTCATGTTCTTTAATGTCTCCGCAATTTTGTTGATGCTTTCGCTCTGAGCATTTACAGTCTCAGTAAGCGTTGAAACCGTGTTCTTCAGTTCTTCAACTTCAGAGTTTTCAGTTTCTGTTTCCTCTTTGTCCTCTGGCATTGGCTCTTCAGCAGATGCAGGAGCGATAGATGAAACCATTCCCTCAGAAACAGTAAGAACTCTACCGTCTGCAAGCAAATGATCTCCATCTGGAGCAGGAGTTTCCATTGTCTCGTCAA